CCATAATCATTCAATGCATATGGAGCGTCTTCCATCCAACGATCAAATTGCGGTTTACTAATTCCAGCTTTATCAAAATCATATCCAAGCGATACATATAGATCCCATTTATTCGAATCTGAAGATCTTGCCGTTATAATATCGGAAGATGTGGCTTCATCATACCAGTCGTCATTAGATGGAAATATTTCCATATCTGATGATATCTGAACTTCGTCGTTATCGTTTGGATTTACCTGCTCCTCTCCGCTAGCATATGGCTGAGATACAAGAAGAACATCTTGAGCTTTGTCAAGAGTGGCGATCTTACTTTGAGAGTCTTCACCCAAATATTTCAAATGAATTTGACTTTTTGGCATCGGCGCGCGCAAAACGCCAGTTTTTGTATTGATAAAACTTCTATTGTCCAAATTTTCAGAATCTTTGACCAATAGAGTCGAGAAGTTATCGACAACAAATCCATTCTTAAATCTCTCGTTTCCACTAGAGTCAGAAATAAACTGAGAAGCAGTTTTTTGCTCTAGAGCATTCAATGCGGTGTAATATTCCAAATTGTCGATTCGAGTTTCTAACGCTCTAATATCGCTCATGGTATAGCCGCGATTATCGATATTTGTTATTTTTATATCTCTAGCGCCAAGTGTGTATGCGTTTACGTCGATATTACATAGATGAATGCAATCGACAAATGATTGAGGTTCTACAGGAGATCGCGCAGGATCGCCATCAGAAATCTTGAATCTACCCATTTCATCCAAGAAAAGCTTAGCTTTTCGTGAGAGATAGTAGTTAAAATCGGCAAAAATATCTTCACCTTCTTTTGGTATAGAAGCGAAATCAAAACCGCCGCTAGAATTTTGTCTTGGTCTAAAATCGATAACATCACTTAGACGAACGCCCTGAAACGAAGGAATTTCGTTATATGCAATAGAGCTATAAGAATTTACTGAGAAGTAATCTCCAGCCGAGTGTTGAAAATATTCATACGTCACTTTGATTGGACCAGAAGGCACTCCGCTACTACCAGATAGTTTTAATTTGCTCAACCCATAATGAGTTTGTCTCTGACCATTATCCAATGTGTATCTATCGGTTATATCTAACGTATAGTCATAAGTAGCTGGAGAATCTTTTTCAAATCCATCCGGATCCATCATAACAGAAACCAAACGAATACCATCAGCTTTACTTAATGTAATTATTCTCTTACGAACTAATGCCGCAGTTGTAAATTCTTGCGTAATAAGAGAAACGGTTTTGCTCTGTAATACTCCACCAGCCTTTCTAATTGTAGCTAGAATGGCAATGCTATCGACATTATCTGGAATATTACCAACGATCAACGATTTATTGCTATTCGTTCTTGTTATTGAGTAACCGCTCAATATTTTTCCATCTGATGTATATGGAGAATCGCCAAATCCAACAATAATATAATTTTTATCGTTGTCTGGATTTTCAAATGATCCGGTTGAAACATCGACAGGTAGTGTTGCGGTGACACTTCTACTCGCGCCAACATCGTAGGTCAATCTCCGTACTACACAGTAAGATATTTCCGAGTTGGGTACGGACTGGACTCTTTTATATGGAAGCATAAACAACAACGAATTGTTATTTGGTTCCTGTATAGTAAAGTTTTTTATAATCGGTGTAGTATGAACATCGCAAGTAAAATCCCCGATAGCCTGAACGATTTTGGTAACGCTAGACAATGGAGCACCGGAAGTGTTATCTGCATGAACAGCAACATCAAATATATAAAGCTTGCATATGGTGTCGGCTCCAGTACCAGAATGTCTTTCCATTCCGCGAACTTTACATGTATAGAGATTTGCATTTGCTGCATTTCGCAAATTCAAAGTAGCAAAATCACCTATAGATGGCGTGCTAATAATATTTTTGACAAAAACGTAGTTGCCAAACGAGTTATCGGTAGAGACGATAGCATTATTTTTAGCGGCTATAGTTCTTGCTTTATCTAAAGTGATAAACGAAGATGCAATTTTGGAAATCTCTACACCCTTGATGTATGCCTTGCCGGGAGAAATGACCAAAGATATCTTGCTCTCATCTCCGCTTAGACTAACTCCATAGTTATAATTTGGTAGTTTAGCATACTTCCATGTCAACACACCATCAAATTTCACACCATAAATTTCAGGTGCTATATTTGGCGTAACCGAACCCGAAGTTCCGCCTGCCAAAGTTCGGCAAACGTATGTCTTACCTTCGCTAGTTACTATATCGCCATACTTATAGACTGTAGACTGTTTCCACACACCACGATTATTGTCGCGATTTTCTTTGATGGAAATTGAAAGACCGTTTATTACATAGTCTCCCATAGCATCATACATTCTTTTTGATAATGCTTTTTCTATGACGTTGTAAGATGTGCTATCAACTTTCTTGACAACTTTACCGGAAGAAACTCTCAATAGCTCAATAAAGTTTGTAGGTTTCGAGCTTATAGCATATTTGACAAGATTTAAGTCTATACCATAACGGTCTGCACCCGGAGCTGAATAATTTGGTGTATTTTGAGAATTGTCTAGTAAGCTTTCGTCGTCTTTTGCTGTAATTATGCTCTCAGTAATAGAAAGACCAATCTTGTATGACGGTGTGTTATTGTACTTGTTTAGAACAATAGTCTGGTCTTCCACCAAAACAAAGTATCCCTTAACGTAATAGACACCCTTCTTTATTGTGGCTAATGACGCGTTTCCTATTGGGCTCGCGGCGACCACGCTAACAGACAAATCCAATTCTGGAATTAGTTCTGGATTGACAATTTCCAATTCTTCATTGGCAGAAAATGTCTTTATAGAAGTATTTGCTGTAGCGGATTTTGTGTATTTTATGAAGAGTGTTGCCGGATCACTTCCGCTACTTTTTGTAGCAAAAATAACCTTTGCTGTGACACCATTAGCCGCATTGATATGCTTACCAATAAATGTCTCTATAATAGAGTTTACCTGAGTACCTTGCGAGTTAGTGGACTTTAATTTTACATATTTAACTTTGTTAAATGAAATATGTCCGGGAATAACCATACTTCCTTCTTTGAAAATATGATCTCCTTGTCTTTTTATTTGATTCTGAATAATGCTCTGAAGCTGATTCAACTCTCTTGTTTGAACTGCACGCCCCGGCTTAAAGAGAATCTTTAAGAATTTTTTGTCTTCGCTGAAGTCATCATTGTAAGGCTCAGTGTTGAAGTTTGTCATTTTGGCGCTCTTCTTGAATATATGTTATGACGTTATTTATTCTAGTGTTAATAACGTTCTTATTACAACACTCTCTTCATCAGAAGTATTGAATACATTTCGATTTTCGATATATAAAAGTTCGCCAGAGTATTTGTTTATCGTTGGTTCAATTATGTCGTTAACAACAAACCTAGAGTAATCGCCAGCGTCTTTCATGTTGTCTATATATGATCCAATTGTTGGTAAGTAGTTTTGTATCGGCTGAAGCATCATGTTCTTTTCATATTTTGCAATAACTCTATACAATCTTGCTTCCGCTGATGCTGTTTCTCTAACAATGGAATCTTCTGCGAACTTGCTCGCTTCAAAATCTCCACTAACAATAATACATGGTGTGTGTATGTTTCCATAAACATACGATTTGCTTGAGTATTGTTTTGGATTTTTTATGATTCCAACTTGTCTACATTCGTTGTCTATACGAAATCCAAAAATATTCTCTTTTGTTATTTTCGAATACATCAACAACTGTTTTGGATTTAATTCTACAAGAGGGTTTGATCCATGCCCACCAAATGGAGACATAACAGCTCTAGCACTTGCAGCTTTTCCTTGCCCACCAATAACAATATCTGCCCAATTGTAACCTCTACCAAAAGAAGTCACAATAATTTTTTCCACTTTGTCGCCGTTTGCCGATAGCACTGCTCTGGCTTGAGCACCAGTACCATCACCTACGATAGTGACGCTAGGAATTGATGAGTTAAATCCATACCCACCAGAAATTACCTGAATTTTGTGTATTGCACCCGAAACAGAAGTGAGTTCTGATCGTGATTGCATGTCACCGAAGTCTCCGACGTAAAAACTAGTATTAAGTTGAGCACCAGTACCATCGCCAACAACGGAAATATTTGCGGTTGTGTAATTTACACCACCATCTTTTATGAAAACATTCGTTATGTTGCCGTTATCAATTAGCGGAACTAGTTTTGCTTTAGACTTTTGTCCTTGCAAACTAATAACGCCACCGCTTCCAGAAGTGGACTGTATAGTGACGCTAGGGAGAGATGTATACCCAAATCCGTATCCCATAACAACATTCAATATTGCGCGCCGACCCACTCGTCTCAATTTACAAGTTCCGTTTGCGTATTCTCCGCTAGTGTGCGTCGGTGGAGTTGCCCCAGTAATACCAGTTTCCGTCACTGTGTATAATTGTTCTCCGTAAAAAAGCTGGTCATCTACTGCAACCGCTCTACTTCTTGTCCACGGTATACCAACAATAACAAGAGGTGCGGTTGTGTAGTTTTGCCCGTAAGAAGTCATATCGATGTCATATATCGATCCATTTTGGATATAACAAATTGCGGAAGCGCCACCACCGTCGCCATTCGAAGAAGAAATGGATATCTGTGGTATAGAATTATAACCAGAACCGCCATCAAGTATGTACAAATCTTGAATTCTACCCAAAAGTGTTGCGCTCTTTAATGTTTTGTTGGTATTGTACTCCACTTGTATCTTCGCAGTTTCTGCAATATATTTTAATTGAGTAGTTCCATTTTCAGCAACATCAAATCTATGGGTAGGCTTATTGCTAGCCAATGCACCTAGCGTTCCATTGTATAAAACCCGATAAAATCTATCATCTGCTTTAATTATGGAGTTTCTATATACATAAACTCCCGGAGTCCACGTAGCATCAACATTCTCGCTAGATATAGGATCCGATACAGAAACAGTGGTATTGCTTTGACTATAGTTCGTACCAGCGTTTGTTATATTACACGATGTTATCATGAAAGGATTGTCTAAATTGTACCCATCGCCGGTAACTAAAAGCCTAGCCCATGTGTAGTTGCTGCCGCTAGAATTTATGGCTACATGACGTATTGACCCATTTGTAAACAACCCATCATTCAGAGCATTCAATACTGGCATATGATCATAGGACAAGAATTTATGTCTATATGACATAGGAATTCTATACATGAATTTCCACACATAACCATCACTAGTTCTAAACGCGCCTATCGACGTTGCATACGGTTTTTGTGTTGATGGAGAATTGCCATTATTATCCAGACATTTGAAAACATCATATTCGTTAGTAATAACATAACAATTTGCGTTTTCTATGGATGTTGCTTGGCTATATGTTTTCGATAGCATTGCTACTGCTTGCGCAGGTGTACCGTTTGTAGTTAAACTACCAGTAATAACTACAGTTGGTGCTGATGTGTAATTTATTCCTTTATTCGTTAGCTTTATCGAAACGATTCTACCTTGAGAATCTATACTCGATACGGCGGTTGCACCAGTGCCGCCACCACCTTGTAGAGTGATAGTTGGTGCGGAATTATATCCAAGACCCCCAGACAACACATTAATACCCAATACTTGGCTATCCAAAGCATCGTTATACTCATCATAAACAACACCCGAAGTCCAATTTACTCGGGGAACAACCGGGCACACGTCTGTGGGATTTATCTCTTTGTATAAAACTATATCGTTCCTATATTCCAATTCTTTTGAGTAACTGTCAATAGGTTTGCGATCTGCTATATACCCATCGTTATTTGTTTTTCCGATGAAAAAGAAATAGCGAGATTGTCTTGTGGATATTTCGCTAATTATGGAATTTATTAACGAACTATTAAATGTCTTTTTTACTAGAATGCTCATTATACTTCTCAATCTTAATTAATTGTAAGCGTCCATGTTATTGCAATAGACTCGTCAGCATTTTTCATTATTCCGGGAAACACTGTCCGACATAGCATGTAGGAATTTGTCGTATTGCTTGAAGCATTGAATAATCCCGCTTCCTTAATTAATTGTGCTCCGATTGTGTCGGAATCAAAAAGTCCAACATACATTACTTTATTGTCTTGCACAGCACCCGGAGAAATAGGAACTCTAACTAATTCTCCCTCTAGCGTCGTTTGCGTTGCCGATGTAATGCTATCGTTATTGCCTATCGACATATAACAAATAGGATTTATTTGATTCGATGCTAGTCTGGAAGCGATAAGGCTTTTGCCGCGATTAACAACCATATTCTTGTGGTGGAACTCTTTTACAACTTCACCGGTAGAGCTAAATATTTTTATATCGACTTCTCCAGACACCTTAAACGTTTCGCAAGCATTCATATTTTTATTGACCCCTAAATCCACATTTATGTCATTATTTATTGCTATTCATTGACCTTTACAAAATCGCTTACACAAACTCTTTCGCTCCTCGTGTATTCGTCTACACAATAATCACCCCACATTTTTCCATATAGAGGATCAAGAGCACTCAAATTAGATTCTAACAATCTTTCCGAAAACATGGCAAATCCAGATGGATGAATTGTTTTTCGAATATAAGGTGCATATCGATCTTGTCGAATGTTGCTTCTAATAACATAAGAGTAATCTTGATAATATTTCCCATCATACAACACGCTATAGTTCGATAGCATACCAGTTGTATTTTGATAGTGTCCCGGATATTTTGCGACCGGACCAACGTTAAATTTAATGATAGCATTTTCTTTGCTAAACGGGTCACTCTTTCTTGGGATGTAATCATATGTTGTTATTGAATGCGCTAGCGTACCCAACTCATTATATTGGCACTTATCCACAATAAGATCGGCATTTGGTATTGGATAATGTATGGAATAGCTTTGAGAAAAATATGAAGATTCGTTATAATCTCCAACAAAACACATGTCTTCTTCATCAATATATTTGGTATAATCTGTCAAAAAATATGGATTTTGGGATTGGCTATACACACGATCAAATTTGGATGCATCCACGTCCACAAGTTTTAGGTATGCATCTTCACTATATCCACTACCCGGCATATCAATATCAAACCCAACAATAGTTCTTTCTACGACATGAGCAAGTCTTCTTCGCAACGAATATGCACAAGCAGACTCCAATATCAAACTTGTGTCGGACTCAATTTTAAACACCACGCCGACAATATTATCCACGTTCGATCTTAAAATATCCCCGATGCGCAATTCAGACAAAAATGACGTTTGATCACCAATAACAACATTTGAATCTTTTGTTGTGTTGATATAACCGCTTAAATTATACTTATTTTTACCCGGCAAAAGTTTTGGAGTTTCGTTCAATAGAATTTTAAGCTTAGCGTTATTTCCGGTAGAATCCACAATATGCGCATAGTAATTTGTTGAATATGCTCTAACTGGATTGCTAAGAACTACGTTCAAAATTCCGGTAGAATCCAACGAATAGTCAAAATTTTTGTAAAAATTAAACGATTCTTCTATAAAACGAGTAGATTCTTCAAATCCAATATTCAACAAAGAATTAACATCGGAATACGTGTATATTAATCTGATGTCTCCTGTTGATGATGCGCTAATTAAAAACGGATTCGCATATCCATGACCAATATTCAAAAATTCCAAATCCTGTATGACACCATTCAAACCAACCTTAGTAACAACCATAGATGTATTTTCGTTATCGCTGGAGTTGTTGAGTTTAATTATGTCTCCGACATTGAATCCACTACCGCCGCGCACGATGTCTACACTACTCGTAGTACCTATAATGTATCCTATTACCAAGTCCGAGTTCGCATCTTTGTGTATGAACACATCATTTATTTTTAGATCATCATATAATCGCTTGTTTATTGACAACTCAACAATCGTAGTTCCGGATTCGGAATCTTCCATCATTTCCAAGATTTGTTCTACGGTATTTGTGG